TCCAGCTAGTTATGGATATTACCAAACACCAAGTACTAATAGTGATCAAACTTCTATATTTTTTGATAATTATGAAATGTCTCATTTTAGATTATTAACAGACACTAATTTCTTACCTTATGGTAGATCATACATTGAACCTGCTAGAAAGTTATTCAAACAATATACATTAATGGAGGATGCTATGTTAATTCATAGAATTGTAAGAGCTCCTGAAAAAAGAATATTTTATATAAATGTTGGTAATATTGCTCCTAATGAAGTTGAAAACTTTATGCAAAAAACAATATCAAAAATGAAACGTACTCCTCATGTTGACCAAGATACAGGTGAGTATAATTTAAAATATAATATGCAAAATCTACTTGAAGATTTTTACATACCAACAAGAGGAAATGATTCAGCTACTAAAATTGATACTTTAGGAGGACTACAATATGATGGTATTCAAGATGTTGAATACTTAAGAGATAAATTATTTGCAGCTTTAAAAGTACCTAAAGCCTTTTTAGGATATGAAAAAGATTTACAAGGTAAAGCTACATTAGCTGCTGAGGATATTAGATTTGCTAGAACAATTGAACGTATACAAAGAATAATGGTGTCTGAGCTTAATAACATAGCTTTAATACATTTATATGCTCAAGGATATAGAGATGAAAATTTAACTAATTTTGAATTATCCTTAACAACTCCTTCTATAATATATGATCAAGAAAGAATTGCTCTAATGACAGAAAAGATGACATTAGCTCAAATAATGATTGATAGTAAAATAATACCTACAGATTGGATATATGAAAATATATTCCATTTCAGTTCTGATGAGTATGAAGAATATAGAGAATTAGTACAACAAGATGCTAAACGTAATTTTAGAGTTACACAAATAGAAAATGAAGGAAATGATCCAATAGAATCAGGTATGTCATATGGTACACCTCATGATTTAGCTTCTTTATATGGTAAAGGTAGAATGGAATCTGATCCTGATAATGTTCCTGATGGATACAATGAGAAAAAACCTTTAGGTAGACCTAAAGAAAGAGCATCTAATATAGGTAAACAAGACAATGCTTTTGGAAAAGATAGAATTGGTAGAGTAGGTATGAGAAAAGATAATGATGCTTCTGACTCAATTAAACCTAAATATAAAGGAGGTTCTCCATTAGCTCTAGAAACAAAAAACTTATCAAAATCTCAAGAAGAGATGTTAAATAAAATTCCTAAAAAAAAGAAACAAATGATTTTTGAAAAGGATAAAAAAGAAACATCTTTATTAGATGATAAACAAATACGTAGATAACAATCTCTTTATATATTTATAAATAAACATTACCATAGAATGAAAATTAAACATTCGAAGTATAAGAATTCGGGTATATTATTTGAACTCCTTGTTAGGCAGATAACATCAGATACCCTTGAAGGCAAAGACTCTCCAATTAAAGAAATACTTAAGAAGTATTTTGTAAAGACTGAATTAGGAAAAGAGTATAAGTTGTATGAAACTCTATTAAATAAAACTAGTTTAACAGAAGCTAGAGCTGATTTAATTATTACTACTTTAATTGAATCATCTAAAAATCTTAATAGAAGAATTATTAGACAACAAAAGTACAATTTAATAGCTGAAATTACTAAACATTATGATTTAAATGAATTTTTTAATCATAAATTACCACATTATAAAGTTCAAGCTGCTTTTTATACTTTATTAGAGATATATAATTCTCCTAAAGTTACTAGTCCAAAATATATTATCAATAATAAAATGACTATTCTAGAACATCTTACAGCTGCTAAGATTAAAGAAGAAGAAGTTAGAGATAATGTTATAAATGAGTTTAAAAAAGAAGATAAAGATATAAGAATCTTAACATATAAAATTTTACTAGAAAAATTTAATGGTAAATATGAAAATCTTAATGAGGACCAAAAAGAAATCCTAAAAGAACTTATTTACTCTATTGATAATAAACCTAGATTAAAAGAATTTTATTTATCTAAAACATCACAATTAAAAGAACAACTTAAAGCTTTAAATAAAAATGTAACTGATAAAGTTACTAAAATTAAAGTTAATGAGATAATTTCTTTAATTACACCATCATCTAAAAATCCAAAAATTACAGATAATCATTTAGTAAATTTACTACAATACTGTGATTTAGTAAAAGAATTAGAATTAGCTAATGAGCACGCTTAAAGAAGATATACAAGGAATTATAAAATCTTTAAAAGAAGCTGATGATTTTATAAAGGAACAAGAGGATTTTACAATAACTCAAGTTGGTGATCCTGACCCAGAAACAGGTGCTGTTACTTCAATTGTAAAATATATGCCTAATTTAATCAGACTTTATGATGATATTGATAGTATTGTAGATAGACTAGAACAACTTAAAGGTAAAATTACCCCAGATGAGTCAGAAACTCTTATTAAAATAGGTAAAAATTTAAGAAATAGATTTTCACGTATAGCTAAAAAATATAAAGACTTAAAAGAAATATCAGCTACAGGTGGTAGTGCAACATTTACTCCAGGAACTGGAGCTCAGTATGCTACTCCAAGAGCTTTTGCTAAAGACTCTAAGTCTAAGAAAAGAAAGAATATTTATTACTATAAGATGGGCTATAAAGATGTTCCTAAAAAAATAAAAGGATCAGGTTTAGAAGTCAAAAAATTATATGAAGGTAAATTTAATGAATTCCAAAAAGAAAGAATTGATATATTTGAAAAAATTGAGGAAGAGTTAAATGGTTTACCTCCATTAGTTTCAAATGCTAAGGATAAAACAGTTGAATACTACTCAGCTAATCCTGGTTCATATGCAATAGTTAATTCTACGGATTTAATTTTAGAATATATAAAAGATATAAAAACTTTACTTAAAGGAAAATAATGAGAACCTTAAACGAACAATACCAATTATTAAAAGAAGGAAAAGGACATAAAGATGTGTTCTTAAAAGAAGCTAGAAGTAAATTCCCACAATGGATTCGTAATGCCTCTACCTTAAAAGAAACTACTACTATTTTAAAAAATAAAGGAATAATTAATGAAAATATAGTAGATGCTAAACCTATTAATGAATTGGTTTCTCCTCAAAAAGAGTCATATGAAACAGCTTTTCAAAATTTTCTTAAAGAAGCTAAAGCTGAAGAAAAAAAGGTATCTAAAGAAGTAGAAGATAATTTAGACCATAATTACAATTATAAGGATAAAGAAGATCCTAACAATATGATATTTGATCAAATAATGAAAGGATATTATACTGAAATGAAAAATCCTAAAAATTCTGAAAAAACAATGGAAGAATTAAAGGATATAGTAATTAAAAATTTAGCTAAAGATCCTATTTATTATACTAAAAATGGTCAATTTGGTATTGATGGTTTAGGTTACCAAACAGAAGCTCCAGGTTTAGGAAGAGGTAAACAAGTAAAAGATGCTGGTCCTGGAGGTGGATATGGTACACCTACTAAAAAAGATTTTCCTGAAGGACAAGTTGGAACTGGATTTGTTGAAGTACCTAAAAAAGTAGAAGGATCAGGTTTAGTAGTAGTTGCTACTTTAAATGAAAATAAAGATTCAGATAATACAACTGAAAACTTGCATGAACAAAAACTTCGTAAAGTAATTAATAATATTATTAGAGAAGAATTAAATGAAAATGTTCAAAAAGAATTAAAATCAATAGATAAAGAAGCTGAAGTTGAAACTATAAAAATGAAAATAGAAAGAATTGAAGCTGCTATTGAAAAACGTCAAAATCAACTTTCAAAACTTGATGAAGATGAAGATTTAAAAAATCTAACAGATAAGAAAAAACTTAAAGCTTTAGGAAAAGATGTTAAAGTTTTAGAAAAAGCTAAAGCTAAATTAGAAAAAACATTAGCTAAACTTACTGGAAAAAAGAAAAAAGTCCTTGAAGATACAGTAACTGAAGCTGAAGGTGATGCTGATGATGCTGCTGAATTAGCTGATGAGCTAGAAAGAGCAAAAGAAGCTGCTGATTCTTTAGCTGATACTGAATTATTTGAAGATGAAGAAACTATGTCTGAAATAGCTACTGAAGCTGAAACTATGTTTGAAAAACTTACAGGTAGAGATGGAGGTAGTGGTAAAATGAATGAAATGGATGCTTTAAAAGATGTTCTTTCTCAATTCACTGAAGAATCTGATGTAACTTTTATTGAAAAACATTTAATGGATAAGTACGATTTAGGAAACGCTTAATTATGAATAAACTACTTATAGAAACCCAAACATTTAAGCAATCTTCATTAAAATTAACTGAAGGTAGAATGTCTGACAGAGGTAATCCTATTGTTGGAGGAATTTTAGCTACAGCTGAAGTTAAAAATGGTAATGGTAGATACTATAAAAGAAGTTTATGGCAACGTGAAATAGATAAATACATGGATAGTGTTAAAGAAAGACGTGCCTTAGGAGAACTTGACCATCCAGAATCAGCAGTAATAAATTTAAAAAATGCTTCACATAATATTATAGATATATATTGGGATGGAAATACTGTAATGGGTAAAATAGAAATATTACCAACTCCATCAGGAAATATATTAAAAGCATTACTTGAAAGTAATATTAAATTAGGAGTTTCATCTAGAGGAATGGGTTCACTAAAAGAAAATGCTGAAGGACTACTTGAAGTTCAAGATGACTTTGATTTACTTTGTTGGGACTTTGTTTCAACCCCATCCAATCCAGGATCATATATGAAAACATTAAATGAAGGAAAAATACATTCTTCATACAATCCATATCAAAAAGTACAGAGCACAATAACAGAAATTCTTTGCTCAAATGGTAATTGTCCCATTTTTTAATTGTTCTTAAAAAATCATCTATTATTAAAAGTTTAAAAATGTTTGCGTAAGGGTTGCCTTATTATTAACTTAAACTTTATATTATGAATGAAATCATGGGAAAAGTAAAAGGTTTTTTAGGTGAATTATCAACAATAATGCTAACATTTGTATCTTTAAGCATCTTAGCTGAAGTAATCTTTGGAGCAGGTGTATTTGGTACTAGTGTAGTATCCAATGTCATGGGACTTGTACAGTCTTTAGGTGATGGTGGATTTGTTGGTTTAATAGCTTTAATTATTTTAGTTCAAGTATTTCAAAAGAAATAAGAAGAATTAAACTAATTATCTAAGTAATGGAGCCTGGAGTAACAACTTCAGGCTTCTTTTATCAAAAATGCATTTTAAAGAATCCTTATATATTTATACCCCGAATATACTACCAATCTATATGTAGTATTTAATTAAATTAATTCTATTACGTTTCTTAATAAACGTATTTCCCAAACAAAAAAATTTTAGGAAAATGGCAAACAACAGAGAATTGCTTAAGGAAGCACTTGCTGATGCTAAATCTCTTAGAGAAATGGCTATAGCAAATGCAAAAGCTGCTCTTGAAGAATCATTCACTCCACAAATTAAAACTATGCTTTCTGAAAAGTTAGAAGAAATGGAAAAAGAAGACATGAAAGAAGAAGTGTCTGAAATGGACATGAAAGATGACAAGATGGAAGAAGTTGAAAAAGAGGAGATGAAAGAGGAAAAAGAGGAGATGGAAGAAGATCTTAATTTAGATGAAATTCTTGCTGAATTAGAGGAATCTGATGCTCTAGATGAAGTTGAGTCTGTTACTGAAGTTGATGAAGCTGTAACTGAAGAAGTTACTGAAGCTGAAGAAATGGAAGGAGAGATGGAAATGGATATGGAGGAAAAAGATGAACCTATGGAGTTAGAAGACATGTCTGAAGAAGATCTTAAAAGTTTTATTGAAGGTGTTATTGCTGACATGATTGAAGCTGGTGATTTAGAAGCTGGTGAAGACATGGAAGGTGATGACATGGAAGATGAAGAAGTTGAAACTGAAGAAGAAGAAGAGGTAAACATTGACGAACTGTTAGCTGAAATTGAATCTGTAGATGAAGAGTACAAGTATGAAGAAGATGACAAAAAATCCAAAATGGAGGAAATGTCTAAAACATATGATGAAGATGATTCAAAAATGGAGGAAGCTGAAATAACAGAAGCTGATCTAGATGAAATGTACAAATCTTATGAAGAAGATGATAAGTCTATGGAAGAAATGTACAAAAAATATGGAGAAGAAACAGTTAAAGAAATCCTTGGATTTGGTAAAAAAGGAGCTGGTGGAACATCATTTGTTAAAGATTTCATAAAAGATAATTCAATGGAAATTGATAAAATTATGAAAATGGATGATAAAAAAGCTAGACTAGAAGCTGCTAAACCTTTAATTATGAAATTCATGAAAATGAACAGAGCTAAAATGGACCCATCAGCTATGAGAAGTGATGTTTCTGTTTTAAGAAACGCTGTTGAAGTAGGTGAATTAGGTGGAGCAACAAAAGGTACAGTATCAACTATGGAATCTATCCAAAAAGATTTAAATGAAGCTCTTGAAGCTAATAAAGTTTTAACAGAAGAATTGAATGAAGTTAACTTGCTTAATGCTAAATTACTTTATACAAATCGTATCTTTAAATCTAAAACTTTGACTGAAAGTCAAAAAGTAAAAGTTTTATCTACATTTGATAAAGCATCTACTGTAAATGAAGTTGAATTGGTTTATGAAACATTGAATAACACAACATTCAAATCAAGTAAAAAATCAATCAAAGAAAATTTAGGTAGTGCTTCTAGATCAGTAGGTACAACTAAAACAACAAAGCCAATTATTGAAACAAATGACGCTTATAAGCGTATGCAAGAATTGGCATTTTACAGTGTAAAACACTAATTATTTAATTATTTTTTAAAAACAAAACAATGTCAAATTTAAATTCATTATTAGAAAGTTCTGCTTCCGGATGGAAGAACATGCAGAACGAAGCAGCTGTTATGGCTGACAAATGGGGAAAAACAGGACTATTGGAAGGAATCAACAGTGAAGTTGATAAAAATGGTATGGCTATGATCCTTGAAAACCAAGCTAAACAGCTTGTAGTTGAGGCTAGTACTAATACTGCTGGTACTGGAGGAAGCTTTACAGCTGGAACAGGTGCTCAGTGGGCAGGTGTTGCTTTACCATTGGTAAGAAAAGTATTTGGTTCTTTAGCTTCTAAAGAATTCATGTCTGTTCAACCAATGAACTTACCTTCAGGTCTAGTATTTTTCTTAGATTTCCAATATGGAGATACTAGAAATCCAGGATTTGGTCCTGCTGGAACAGTATATTCAGATCCAGCTTCACTTTATGGTGATACTAACCCATCAGGTAAAGGTGACCCAACAGGTGGTCTTTATGGAGCAGGTAGATTTGCTTACTCAACACAACAAACATCATCTACTATTGCTGCTGCTAGTATTACAGAAGCTACA